AGGCGGATATAATTATAAAGAATTTAAAGCTCAACCACTTCGTGAACGTGGATTATTAGAGTCTTTAGTTAATTATTTAGGTTACGGTGTATCTCAAAGTGAGATAGGTGGTGCGCATGAAGATATAGATAAATTAATAGAAAATGCAGACCCTAATGCTAAAATAGCAAGATTAGCTAGAATTTCACAAGGACGGGATATTGAAGACTTGTTTAGAGTATTAAACCCAGATAGTACTGTAAAAGTTGTATCTAGCATGGCTGACAGATATTATGATGATGATAGGTATGGAAGCATTAATGAAGCAACTTATACTAAAGCAGCACAAAATTTGTTAAATAATCCAGAATCTAAAGGTATGGACAAAAACTTAGCATCTTTTTTATTGGCGGCAGCAAGGAATAATCCTTATAACCCTTAATGGCTAATTTAAATCTTAATGGCAATGTTAGTAAAAATGAAGAAGCTCTTCATTTAGCATATAATAATTTAATTACATTTGGTAAGTTATTTAGCCCACAAGACTTTTTAGCATCAGCAACTCCTGGTTTTCATAGAGAAGTTGGTGAATTATTTTTAAATCCAAAAAAACAACAGTTAGCATTAGTTTTACCTAGAGACCACGCTAAATCTACTTTAGCAGCTACTGCTATTATGCATAAATTTTTATTTGCCAATAAAGATGAGCCACAATTTATAGCGTGGGTAGGTGAAGCACAAGACCAGGCTGTAGATAATATATCATGGATTCAGAATCATATATATAGTAATCCAGCTATACATTATTACTTTGGTGATTTAGAGGGTGATAAATGGACTAAAAATGAATTTACACTTAAAAATGGCTGTAGAATGATTGGTAAGGGTGCTTCGCAAAGATTGCGTGGTAAAAAACAAAACTCTACAAGATATACTGGAATTGTGCTTGATGACTTTGAATCAGAGCTAAATACAAAAACACCTGATTCTAGAAGACAAATTAAAGAGTGGGTAACAGCTGCAGTATATCCAGCTATTGATTTTGATAAAAAAGGTTTTTTATGGTGTAACGGTACTATTGTCCATTACGACAGTTTTTTAAATGGGTTAGTTACAAAACATCATGAATGTCAAAAAACAGGTGAACAATTTGCATGGGAAGTGTTTACTAGAAAAGCAATAGAAGATAGTAAACCTATATGGCCTTCAAGATGGCCGATTAAAAAATTAGAAGAAAGAAAACAGTTTTACATAGATTCAGGTACACCAGCTAAATTTTATCAAGAATACATGAACCAAGCTAAATCACCTGAAGACCAGATATTCAGTGAGGAAGATATAAACAATGCGCAGTATAAAGGATATGCTAGGTTTGATGAAGAATACAACTCTTGGTACATTAAGCTTGATGATGGTAGAAAAGAATACGTTAATATATACATTGGTGTTGACCCTGCCTCAACAATTGGTGCTAGGAACGACTATAGTGTTATTATGGTTATTGGCGTTACTGATAGCTACGATTACTATGTTATTGAGTATTGGAGGGAACGAGTTTTACCAATGGACTGTGCTGACAAGATATTTGAAATTACAAAACGATACCAGCCAATACGAAGAATAAACATAGAAACTATAGCATACCAAGAAATGTTAAGAGATTATGTTATGAAGCGTAGTAAAAGTGAAGGAATGTTTTTACCTGGCATAGAAAAAGGTATTAAAAATTACAATCAAAAGAAAAAGGATAGATTATTTGAAGGTTTACAACCAATGTTTAAAGCAGGCGCTGTACACATTAAAAAAGAAATGCATGAGTTTATAGGTGAATTACTTGACTTTCCAAAAGGAAGTCATGATGATACTATTGATGCGTTCTGGCTTGCAACACAGTTTGCTAAAGGTCAAAAAAAGATTAAAAAGAAAGTTAAAAGTAAGTCTGGGGCCTGGGCAAAGCCAAGAAAAGCATATAATTGGTTGACTGGAGCTAGGAAATAATACTATATTATAAACTATGATACAAGAAGATTTAAGGGTAAAAGAAATAAATGAATTGTTTGACAGGTGGAGAGATGCCAGAAAAGACTGGGATGTAGCCGCTAGAGAAGACATTGACTTTTATTTAGGTAACCACTTTTCAGCAGAAGAACTTGACGAACTAGATTCACGAAATCAATCATCAATGCCTATGGATAGGTTGTATGCTGCTATTGAACAGTTTAAAGCTATCGTTACCTCTAAACAGCCTAAGTTTACTGCGGTTGGAAGAGAAGATTCTGACAGCAGACTAGCTAATGTATGGAAAACTATATTAGAGTATGTTTGGGATAAATCAGATGGTAATGAAGTATTTAAACAAGTTGTTCATGATTACGCTGTTACAGGCTTAGGTTATTTTTATGCATACTTAGATAGAGATGCAGACTTTGGTAGAGGTGAAGTTAAATTTACATATGTAGACCCGTTCAGAGTTTACGTTGACCCTAATTCAAGACATAAGTATTTTGATGATGCTTCAGGTATTATAGTATCAACTATATTAACCAGACAACAGTTAATAGATTTATATCCACAAATGAGTCAACCAATTAGTGAAGACTCAGAAAAATTATTAATAGATGAAATAGAAACATTTAGTAAAGAAGAGGATTATCCTAATGCAACAAATAAAACAACTATGGAAAGTTTTACTCCAGACAATACAAAAGATAAAGACTACCATATTGAAAAGTATAGATTACTTGAACATTACAAAAAAGTAAGAGTTCCTTATTATAGAGTGGTTGACGCTAGAAGTGGCGATGAAAGAATTATGACTCAAGAGCAGTTTACTGCAATGGCAGAAGATAGAGATTTTGCTGCTGCAATTGAAGCTGGCTTAATAGATTTTGTAGAAGTTACACAACCAAGAATTAAATTAACATGTACTGTAGGACAAATAGTATTGTATGAGATGATATGTGATACAGATATATATCCTGTTATACCAGTACCAAACATTTGGACTAATACTCCATATCCAATGAGTGATGTTAGAAAAAATAAATCGTTCCAAAGATTTTTAAATAAAACAGTTTCACTTATTACATCACATGCACAAGCTTCAGCAGGCTTAAAACTTTTAGTGCCTCAAGGTAGTGTTAGTGATATTGAAGAACTAGAAAGAGATTGGGCTAATCCTAATGCAACTATTGAATATGACCCATCTTTTGGCGAACCACACTTCCCTTCACCACAACCATTATCAGGTAGTATATTAACATTACCTAAAATGATTGAAGGTTATATTGATTTAAATATGGGTATTTTTGAAATGATGCAAGGTAGTAGTGATGCAGCACCTAGAACTTACTCAGCTACAATGATGATGGAAAATGTTGGGCAAAGACGTTCAAAATCTAAATTAAGAGATATTGAAGGTTCAATGAAAAGGTTAGGTCAAGTTGTATACAATATGTCTAGACAACATTATAGATTTAAAAAGACATTTAGAATAGTACAACCTAATAACGATATAAATGAATTTACAGTCAATTCTCGTTTATACGATGACAAAACTAATGAACTACAGTCAATAGAAAATGATATAACTGTAGGTCAGTTTGATATACGAATACTTGGAGGCTCAAGTTTACCTTCAAACAAGTATGGAGAGTTCCAATTATACATGGAAGCTTATCAAGCTGGATTAATAGATAGGGTAGAAGCATTGAAGAAAACAGAAATATTTGATAAACAAGGGGTATTGCAAAGAACTGACGAAGTTAGTAAATTACAGAGTATGTTAGGACAGGCACAAGAGCAGCTTAAAAAATTAGGTGGCGACTTACAAACTGCAGACAGAGAAAGTGTTGCAGCTAGAAAACGTACAGAAGTAGAAAAATTCAAAAGCCAATTGGCAGAGCAAAAATATGAGTCTCGTGCCGCTAACAAGTTGGCGACTGGTAGACTAAAAGATGCGGTTAAACTAGAGTCAGAGAGATTGCGAGATAATACTCGTGGTCAAACTCAACAAGGGCAACAGAAATCGCAGGAAGGAAATACAACTAATGAATAACGCATATGAAGACGGACATCTAGAAGGTGAAACCGTTGATAATGTAGGGCAAGACAATAACGCAAATACGCAAGAGAGTTCTGGAAACTGGGAAGACCAAGCAAAATACTTCCAAAGTGAAAAGGATAAACTCGCAGCGGAAAACTCTAGACTAAAGCAATATGAAAAAATAGGTCAACTATTGGAATCACGTCCAGACATAACCCAAACCATAACTGGTATGGTACAAGGACAAGGTCAACCAACACAACCTGAACGTATAGCATTAGATAAAGATGAATTTGACCCATGGGAAGCCTATAATGACCCTCAGTCTAAATCGTACAAGTTCAGACAACAAGAATTACAGGACTCCATTAGTGGAGCTGTCAACCAACAAATGCAAGGATTGCAAAAAACGCAAGGTGAAATGCAGTTAAAGACCGAACTACAGCAAAGAGGTTTAGCGCCTGAAGAAGTAGACTCTTTTATGAATTTTGCAGCACAGAATCCTGCTGAGTATGGTGTTGATGGTGCTATTAAAATGTGGAGAGCTGTTATGGAGTCTGGAGGCAATCAGCAAGTAGAAAGACCACTTGATGGTGTTCGTCAAACGCAGGGTACACCTGCACAAGGTGGAGTATTACAAGGTCAAGCACCTCAAACTCCTAAAAATGACGTAGACTCTATATGGGATGGTGTTATGCAGGCTGGTGGACGTACGAAAGTATTGTAAACATAAATGTATAAACAAGGAGAAATAAATGCCTACTTATAATGGTGGACAAGTAAAATTTGGTACTCCTGGGGGTAATACTACAGATAGTGCAAATTTAAGCACAAGAAGACTGTACGACTTTAGTGATAGAGTTGCAGAGTTAAGCCCAGAAGAATCGCCATTTTTTGTATACTTGTCAAAAGTTGGAAAAGTCCCAACATCGGATAGTCAATTCCGATTTTTAGAAGATAGAACAAAAATAGCAATGACTGATAGAAGTTTCTTATCTGCAGGTGGAGCAACACTTGTAGCTGAAGGTAGTAGTATGGACCTAAGCTTTGACACAGTTGGAGGAGCATCAGTAGACTGGTTGGTTCCAGGAATGATGGTTGCAATATCATTAAATGCATCAGGTGCAGGTACAACACCTTCATACGGAACTGTTAGAATTAACTCAGTTGCAGATGCAGGTGTAACAACAACATGTAATGTTACTTCGGTATCTACTGTTGGTGGTGCTGCAATGACAATAGCTGATGATGCTCAATGTACAGTAATTGGTACTTCATTTGGTGAAGGTTCAGGCGCTCCAGACGTATGGTCAGAAG